CGAACTCCACCATGTCCTGCTCGTTCGCCTCCAGCAAGGACTTCAACCAACGGTAAACCATCAACGAATGCCTTGCAAGTCCACCCTCTCCTTGGTCGTGGTCAGGATGGAACTTGTTGGTTGCGCTTGCTGACTCTGTCCAAAAATACGTTGGTGATTCGTCCACCAACTCCAACGCGAACTTGCAAAGGGCTGGCTTCATTGGTCCGAATTCGTCCCTTATCACTTTTCTGAACAATTCCTTCTCGCCCATAAAAATCCTTCTTGAAAAGATTACTTGAAGAAGACAGACAGAGCCGAACTGGTCCGAGTGACAACGCTGTGCTCCAATTCCTCAACTGTCCTGCCTCTCGCCAACTTGCAAAACTCGTCAAAGAGGATTGGCACGTCAAACCTCATGCCATTTGCAACAATGATGTTCTCGCTTCTCTTCCCTGAGAGACAACCAAAGACGTCCCCAAGGTACGGCAAGTTCTTTCCACACATGGAGCGAATCAACCTGATGGTTGTGATTTTCGGCACGATTTTCCCAATCTGCTCGTCAATCCACTTCACCATGTCCTCCAAGAAGTCCTTTTGGTCGTTGAACTTGAACTGCGGTATGTCGTAGTCGAACGTGCATTCATCCCAGTCCTCTGCGTCAGAAATGTCAATGACGATTGTGTTCAAAGCCTGGAGCAGCATTTTCATGTACAACTTCTCCATGGGCTTTGTCGAAACCATCCATTCCTTGAACTTCCTTGATATGATGATGTTGTTGAAGTTTGAGGTTGTGGACAAGTCGTAGATGAACTCGTTGAACCAGCTCTTTGACTCTCCATCAGCCTCCATGTCAGTTATGATGTTGAAGTTGCAGACGTTCTTCGTCTCTCCACCATCCTTGAACTTGGCGTGGATGTTGTCTGCGATTGACACTGCGCGTGGATTCTCGCCAATGAGAACCACGTTGAAAATTCCCAATTCCTCAATCTTTTTCCTCTTCATTTTTTCCAATCCTCCATTAAAATTCATGTATCTTGTCCCATTCGCATCTCGGCGCGTAGTGCGAGAACACCTCGCATATCTTGGCGTACTGTCTCCTTCTGTCATCCACCTTCATCATCCCCAGCTTGTCGCAATAGACAGTTATCCTCTTCTCGGGAACCGCATCCCCAAAAGACGCGCAATCAGAGGTGTCCACAGTGAAGTCAACGTCTGACAACACGCCCTTCCATCCATCACCATCCTTCGTAAAGAACTTGTACAAGATTCTGTACATGAAATCCGAAGTGGTTCTGAAGTCAATGTACCAACCAGGATAGCCATGTCCACAACAAGAAAATACCGTACGAACGCCAGGAATGTTGTTGAACACGTCCAGCATTGGAACAAGTTCCTTGTCCACGTCATTTGAATACGTGAACTTGCGGTGGTCGCGTCCCTTGTACCACTTCCTCTGAACGTAGTTCTTCATGTCGGCCTCCCTATTGGCATACCCTTCTGCAATATCTGCTTGATGTAGTTCACCAAGGTGACTTCGCTCACTGGTTGGTAGTCCCAAAGGTCAGTGCACACGTTGATGTTCAGCACCTTGTTCACCTTGTCAACGTAGAACTTCTCTCCGTTCCACAACTCGTGGCAATGTCCGCAGATGTTGATGTCGCCTTGCCTCAAGTGCAACCTGGACCTTGGGTCGGTTGACGGGAAGTGGCAAAGCACCACGTTGAACATCTTGCCAAGCACGAGGCGCATGGACAACGCCATGCTCTTCACCCCGTTGTTGTGGTCGTGGTTGCCCTGGATGTTGACAACCTGGGCAGTGAAACGCCTTTGCGTGTCCTTCCATGGTAGCAACATTCCAGGGCGTCCAGTGTCGTCCTTGAGGCAGTACAAGTCTCCCACATGGTAGATGATGTCGTCAGACTCCCTTGCAATCTCGTTGCAATTCGCTATGAGTTTGTCAGTCATCTCTATGTTGTCCAAAAAGGGTCGCTTGCACAGCTCAAGGACTCGACTTGACCCAAGATGCAAATCTGCTGTGAAGTACCTTCGCATTTGGATTCGCCATCTTGGTTTTCCACTTACTTGGAGCCGTTCACTCCATACTCAGCCATGATTTTGTCAATGGTCAAGTTGATGTCGTCTTCCGACTCAGGAGCAGCCTTTGGCTTTTCCACAACCTTTGGCTTCTCGGCCTTTGGGGCAGGAGTTGCCACAGGGATGTCGTCAGCGTCAACGCCAACGTCCTGCGCGATTGGGTCAGGAACGTCCTCAACCACAACCTTCTTGGCTGGAGCAGGCTTCGCGACAGGAGCAGCCATGGGGATGTCCATGGGGATGTCGTCGTTCATCGCAGCCTGAGACGAGAAGTTCTCAACGTAGAACTGCTCCAGTTCCTCCTTCGTGGGGACAGTGTACCAGTTGGCGTCGAACTGAACGTCGTCAACCAACTCGTCCGTGAGGGAGTCAAGGTGCTTTGGCGAGGTCGTGAAGCCAACGCGGGTGAAACCATTCTTCTTGAAGTGGTACTCGTTCGGCTTGCCCTCGTTCTTCGCCACGTCAACCTTGCCCCATGTGAAGAACAGGTCGCAGGCATCGTTGTTCCAGATGGGCGTGTTGTTAGCCTGAGACGCCTGAATCTGCGTGAGCAACGCCTTGTACTCGTGCTCGTCCAGCGAAAGAACCTTCACGGAGCCAGAGTTGGCGTCGTGGTTCGGGTCCTGAACAACGTAGACGAGGCAGCGCGCCACGAACGTGTTGTGCAGGTTCTTCATCTTCGCCTTGGCTTCCTGATTCTTGTAGTGGGAATCGGAATACGCCTTCCAAGCCGAACCATATGCCGCGCACATTGGGCAGTGAGCCTTGCTGAGCGTGGAGTTCGCCTTCACGTAGTCGGTCTGCGGACAAACAATCGTCTTGCAGACGCGGCGAGGCTTCTCTGGGTCATCCGTGGGAACGTCCTGCCAAATCTGGTGGACGTACTGAATGATGAAGGGGAAGTCCCTGTAGTGGGCGAAGTTGGAGGAGTCCACGAAGTTGCGATGTGGCTGCGTGTTGAGCAGGCGCAAACGGTAGAACTTGCCCTCTTCGGTTGGCTTGAGGAACAGCTGAGAGCTGTTCTTTGAGAACTCACGGGCTTTCCTCTGAGTGAGGAGTCCCGTCATGATTGAACTAGTCGGAAGACCGACATTTGCATTTGTCATCATTTTTACTTACCTCTGTTTTTCTTGTTTCTGTTTTACTTGTTACTGGCTCGAAAGGCAAACGCCCTTGTCACCAAGAAGTATTTACACTTTTATCGCCAATATCAATTATACGAAATTCGTGGATTTTGCAGAAATCATCCATTCAACTTGATAACCTCAATCGCGTTCTTGATGTTGTAGCCAAACTCGCTCAATGCGGTAATGGCGTGGTTGATTACTTCAAGGGACAACTCAATTCCCTTCCTGGTCGCGTCAATCTTTTTCAGCGTCTCGTCCTCGGTATTCGCGCTTCTCAACTTGTCAAAGGCGTTGCCTGTCTTGTTCTGCGCAAGCATTTTCCTTTGATATTCCCCACGCAATGACAACAACTTCGACAACGCCTCCTTCTCCTTCGCCATGTAGCCAATCCACTTAGCCTTCATGGAACTCGTGGTCAATGACTTCTCCCGAAGGTTGCTCAAGGACAACTTCAAATCCTCCTTCAACTCAACAGAATATTGCTCCGCGGGGGACAACTTCCTGTTCGTTGGATCAACGTTTATCTCTGGCATATCGTCCATATAAAACCTCCTTCACATTATACATCATTTCAGCCAGTTTGTAAATAAAATGTTGGTTGCCAATTTCAGCCACAAAATGTCGTATAATTCGATTTAATGATTGAGGACGATTACATACCCAACAGGGACGTGAGCGCAAGCAAGCGCAAGGGTGAGGATGTCGTATCAATCAAGTTGCATGGAGCGAGGCTGGTTGACGAGAGTCAGGCTGAATTGGTGGATTCCACGATAAAGACCTTCAACTCTGCCTCAAGATGCGCGTTCAAGCGGTTCAAGTCCATTGGGCTCCGTGGGATGCTGAATTCACACAAGGAGCCGTACAAGAGAAACCCATTCCCGCACTTCCTGGACGTCCCATTTGAGAATGGAAAGCCATGTTGCTTTGAATGCCCAACTGGCATGTCAGACAAGATGTGGCTTGAGATTCGCCGTGATGCGTATTTGAGGAAAAGGAACCGCGGCATAGAGAACGCAAACAAGTTTTGGCAAAGGGACAAGGACTTGGGTTCTCCAATAGCAGGAACAACAAGGGCAATCAGGGAATGGGCGTCAGAACATGAGTTCAACTTGGATTCAACCCTTGCCCACAACGCCACGATGGTTGGCTTCAAGAACTACATGTCATTTGAAAGGCAGTCCGCAAAGTGGAGGACAACAAGGGACAACCCAGCATTTGGGCAAATTGAAGAACGGTCAAGGAAAAAGATAACAAAGGCCGAATATGACTTGTCCAGAAACGCCTCACTCACCGTAATTGGCAAGGCCAGAATGGGCAACCCCAAGTTCAAGTTCAACCTTGACGAACACAAGATGTGCTTCGTCTTGAACAGAAAAAGGATTGAATTTGACTTCAACTCACACAAGGCTTCAAAACGGGGATGGAAAACCATATCTGACGTGATTGGGTTCATGAACGATGGCAAGATGCCAGTTACAGTCACCTTGACGAGGGCAGGAAACGGGAAGTACGACATCTCCTTGTCCTATTCCCCATCAGAACTTCAGAAGTTGAGGAAAGAAAAAGGGTCCAAGAAGTCAGACCTCAGGTGCTCAATCTACTTCACCGAGGACAAGTTGTGCCATCAAATCGTGGACGTTGGAAGTGGCAGGACAGTTCTCTCCAAGACCTACAACATGGACAAGGTGACCGGGAAGAAGAGGATTGGAAAGTACGTTGAACATCTCTCTTGGAAAAGGGAATACGGCTAGCTGAAGAAGGTGCGCGAGGGGCAGAGGAACAAAACCCTCACGACAACCATGCAGCTGCTCAACAAAATCTTCAGAATAAACAAGGCGCAAGGGGTGTCAAGGGTGGTCGTTGAGAGCCCAGCATCCAGAACAAGGCGCAACTTCAACAACTCCTACATTGGGTTCAGAAGGGAGAGGATTGGGAAGGAGTCAACCCCAACTTGCTTCATGTCAGCAAAAAGGCTCGTTGAATTGGTGAAGAACCAATGCAAGCGGAATGGCATGGAGTTCAAGAAAGTAAATGGCTCGTTCGTCCAAATGAGGGCGGTTATGATTTCATCCACCATGGAAGATGCCTTGAGGAACGCGGCAAACGCCTTGGTGGAGATAGACGAATACGGAAGGAAACTTGACTTGGCTGAATTCCGAAAGTGGGTGTCTGACCCTTCCATGCTTGATTGGGTCAAGCACTTGCTGCACAACAAGAGGAATCGGCAAGCGAGAATTGAGATCCGAAAGGCGTTCCAAAGCAGAGTGGTGGAGAAAGCCACTCGCCTCCTTGACAAGAGGTCGGTTGCTTCGTCTCGCTGACGGAGCATCATTTCGTAATATGCCAACAAGGTTCGTTTGAACCATCAGGCGAGGACAAAACCCCCTTGGGTTCACTTTGCCTTTTTGCGGAATCAACACATCCACTTAAT